AGGCTCATTACAATAATACCACATAAAGGTATATAGTTACTCATTATCTATCATCATGTTTTTACAGATTCTGTAATATGATGTGATATCATGATCGCTAAACGAATCCCAACCCGCAAATGAGAACCAACCTTTGTAAGTACCCATCAACCAGTTCTTCAACATATACATCTTACCTGATCCGGTTGCATACATTTCTTTGTAATCAAAGTACATCAACTCACCATGGTGTTTGAATCCAATCCATGTTGGTGGTACTCGAGTAACAATATCGTTATTGTTTCTGAATCTATAATGCTTGAACTTCTGATTCTTGCACCACTTAGCTGTTCCAACTCTTGGCGATCCAAATGTGTAGAGTTCAACATCAGGGTTATTAAGTCTACCTGCAACAAGTGTAGCAAGAGCTGCTCCAAGACTATGACCTGTTATGATAATCTTTTTGCTGCTAGCGTTTTTGTTTTTCATGTGAGTGGAAATGTCATCCCAAACCATTTCTAACGCACCTTTAAATCCTCTATGAACTCTGCCTTCAGAGTTTCCATCGACATCTAAAGATGGCACTTTTCTAAATTTTAGATCTGACTTGATATCTGCCCACTGTGTTGGTTCTGTTCCACGAAAGACTAATGTATACTCTCTGTTGGTGTTTAATGCATATGCTTGTGTTCCACCAAAGTCAAAAAATGTAATATCTGGATGTTTTATTACATTTTTGAACCCAGCTTCATCTTGATATGCATATGTTGATAGCTTTGCACAATAAGCCGCTTGTTTCCAACTAAACATCGTCGTCCTCCAGTTCTTCAAATTCAACAGAGAATCCACACATCGGACAATAACAAGGAACTTCCTCCTCATCAATCACTAGGACTTGCGTTTCTGTTTCGCAGGCCTCACACTCTGCCCAATACTCTTTCTCCATTTATACTCCTACATACAAAGATCTTCGTACTTAGTAGTATATAGGCGATGTGCGCTTTTGTCGTAATGTTTTTGGCTAAACATGTTAAACAGCCACTTAGAAAGTAATTTCACATGCACCTCCTTGACATGCAATCGCACCCATCGTATCAATATCTGTAAACTCTTTCTGACTTAGCTGTGTTACAAAGTCAACTGGTGATACGTTCTGTTGGATCTTTTCCCACTTGTGTAACAGGAACACATCCTTCAAACAGTATTCTGTTTCCTTTAGATCACCCATAAAGTAGTTGTCTGCAAACTTATTGAAACGACGAATCCATTCTGCATTTAGATCAGAGATCTCTCCACGATACTCAACTGGCGTCTGAGCTTGCATTGTTGCATCCCATAGATCACGGAAACCTGACTTACGTGTGTCTACAATTAGACCAGAAGCAAACAATGCTGCTTTACCATACTTCTCAACAATCTGAGTTTCTGTCAATACTTCTGTCATTGGAGCTTGAGCAAAATCTTTATCACCCATGCCTGCCAAAAACGAAATACCAGCAAAGCTATGACGATTATCAAACACATAGTCTTCTACTTCAGACCACATATGTGGAAGCACAGTTACAGTATTTGATACGTTGTGACGAAGATCTGGATTAGCACATAGTTCTGGATTTGTACCAGCTTCTACCCAATTGTTCTGGACAATACTTACTTTCTCTAACAGATCTTTGCCGTATAGCTCTTCACGGAACAATGATCCTTCTGGTGCAATGATTGGGAAACCAATACAATAATCTGTACCATTAGCTGACCATACAGAATCTTCTGCCATGTATGGATTAGACTCAACAATAAGCTGAGCAACTTCAGTGTCCTTGTTTAACTGAATATGACGTAAGTAGCGAGCAGAATGTTCAGCGTGGATGCCACTAGCAGTTTGAAGTAACACACTTGCATTTCCGGAAGGTTTAACACACGTTGTTCTAGCTGCAGCATTGATTTGAATAAGGTTCGATACCTCTCGATTAACTTGCTTAACAATTTCTGCCCCTTCTATTTGGACTTCTTTATCAAATAGAACATCAGGATTATTCATCCAACCAGTAATTGATACGCCTAGTAATGCCTCACGCTCAAAAATTGCTTTGGTATTCTCATCTAGGTATTTAAAATCTGTGTAGCCTGCTTGTAGTGTCCCCATGATTGATGCTGCACGACATGCTTTGAAGAACTCTTCTTTAGTTGTACACTTACCACCATTGATCTCAGTTAGGTTACATCCTTGCCAACCTGACTTACCATCAATCTGTGGATACATTCCTATTTCAACACAGGGGTTAGTGGTGAAGTCTCTATCTTCGACGAAGTAGAATCCTGGTTCACCAAATTCCTTAATGGATCCCATAATGTTTTTAAATTGCTCTCTGGTGATAGAATCGCGTACGATGACAGCAGAGTTATTAGAACGGCCGCGCTGAGGATTATCAACGAACCAATTTCCTGTCTTGGCGTTGACCATTTCTTCATCTTCAGGACTAAAGAGACAGATAGTTGCAGAACGACGAACACCACCAGCAAGCACAGCGTCAGCAGCATGCATGGCAATATCATAAACATCAATAGGTCTAAGGCGACTGTGGCCACGGAGGACTCGAGATTGGATAAGATGCTCAATTTTGTCTAATGCCTTTCTTAATGGTTCTGGACCTGGTGCTTTGAATCCACCAGAGATCATTGCTCCTTTTGGACGAACATTGTTCAAGTCAAAATAAACTTTACGTCCTTCCATTTCTGGAAACTGTCCACCACCTACAAAATATGAAGATAACAATGCACCTAGTGCATCTGCCCAACCTTCAACTGAATCTTCTACATTCCATCCTTTAGCTTGCTTCTTACGTTCTTGGATATCTGGTAGCTTTGCAACATGATGCTCTTGTACTGAGAACCCTGCTCCAGCGCCGCATAGAAGCACGTAGAACAGCTCTGAGAAGAAGCGAGGGCGGTCAGCATAGGTAGATGTACAGTTGTACATTCTCATCTGATGTTTACGCAGCTGCTCACCACCAAACTGTAATGCTCGTTGTGCACCCAATGCATACTTTAATTTATATAGTGACTCAGCTTCGTCGATCAGCTGAGATAGTTCTGGTGACATTTTATCTTTGTAATAGTCACGATGCATATCCATCACACGAGAGACAGACTCTTCCCAAGTCTCGTATCTTTCTTTATTATCATCCCAACGTGAGTACCCTTCATAGAATTTGGTTTCTGACATTAACGCTCTAAGATCGACGTCTTGTTTGTTTGGGATGACTTTTAACATATGCAATTCCTTTAGCAATAGATGTATTGTATGTATGGCCGTATGCACATACATGTACGTTTCTGTTTTTATTGGATAGGATTATATAGGATTTACAAGAATTTGTAAACCCGGGATTTCCGCGTTTGAAAATAAAAATATTTTTTTTATTTTTCTTCTGTTTCTTCACCAGCAATCTGCTGCTCATAATACTCAATAACTTGAGTTTGTTGATTAGCAAATCTGCGAAGATCGTTGATACCAATTGATAGGTTCTCGTACCCTTTTGGAGTGATAGCCATATAAACTGGTTCGCCATAGTCATCAGTAATCTTCTGCATAAACTCTTCTGCATTAGCAGGAGATACAACATACCAATCAACTGGAGGCATCTTGACCGGACGAGGTCTTTCTTGGATAGGAATCTTTCGTTCCGTATATTCAGTCTGAGTGACGACTACATCCTCACCCCGCATACCACAGCTACTCAGTAGCAGTAGGCTCGTCGGCAGGAGGAGTAGGCTCAGCGCCTGTCTCGATCGCAATCTTTTCAATAAGTCTTTGTACACCACGGTTAATTCTCTCTTCAAGTCCATTTGGATCATCTCTTGCTAATCTCTGTATATCGATCTCAGCGAAACGTCCTCTTAGGTTGTTTAAGCCTTGTTCAGCTTCTTGTAGTTTAGAAGTCAACTGTCTGTTGAGTTCCTCATTACGTGCTGCATCAGCTTCCATACTATTAATTGTGTTTTCTAAAGTCTTGGCTGCTTGCTCTAACCTAATATTGTTTTCACGCAACTGAGCTAGACGAGCTTGCGTATCATTATAATACCAAACTGCAGAATAGCCAACACCTCCAATTAAAGAAATTATGAATAAAAATACATATAATCTAATCATCAGAATCTATAAAACGCCTAAACCGTTTTAACAGCATAGGCTGTTTATCCTTCCTTCTACGCTTATCAACTACAACAGTACCAGTTGGATTATCACCAGCACCTACTACACTTCCTGTATTTGTCGATGGAGCATCTTCTTGTGCTCTTTGTATTTGATCAGGTGTCGGTGCACCTTTCTCGCCTTTTTTTCTCATCTTTTCACCACGAGCTCTTTTCTTATGGATGTTATCCCATAAACCTTCACTATGCATATTGATAAAAAAGTTTGCCTGTTTCTTATCCAATGTAGTTGCTCCTGGTTTGTTCTTTAGTGCTCTTGCCTTCGCTAATGTCATCTTACCTTTGACCTTACGTTTCAAAGTCCCAGGTGCGCCTCTTTTTGAATGACTCTTTTTTATTAGATCGGCTGTCTTCATAACTTGTTCCAAACTGAATCGAACTTTTCTTCTGCTTGCTCCTTATTTATACTAAATCTATTTTGCCAAATTTGATTAGTTAATTCGTGTTTATATGTTTCATAAGCGGATTGTTTAGATCCGTCTAGTACAACAATAGCATCCCAATCTAACACATATGCACCTCTATCTGAATAGATTATATTCCACCATCCTAAATCCCGTTTCACATACTGAAATCCCATTGTGTTTATCATTTTAAAACAGATTGCAATATCTTCTTCATATTTTCTATCCTTCTCTATTTGAGTGAGATAGTGTGAACGTACAACAAACATACCCGGATTTTTCCAACCAGCTGATACAAATAAGTCTGGATGATGCTTTTGGAAGAATTTAGTTGCTGTCAGTATTACATTGACTGTTTCATCAACTGTAATATCTTTTTTGTCATATTCTGAAACATGATTCAGCAAGTATATCTTATCAACAAAATTACCATTTTTTAATACAATTGAAGGTTTGTTAAGTAATTTTGTAGTATCAATCGGTACTAACATAATTCAGAAATCGTCACATGCACCTTTCTATTTGTTTTTACATGAATTGCTTCATAGATATCTAAACCTAGAAGATCTCCAACAGGAAAACTATTATCTAAAACTCTTATTTTATCTTTAGTATGGACAACATCATCCCATGTCTCACTCAACACTTTATCATTCCGAAGGGTGTACGTTCCAGGGGCAAGTTGCTTTTCTTCCAAAAGGAACCATTCGGACTCTTCAGCAAGAATATCTAATTGATCTATACCTGATTCATTAATCATTTTATTTAAATTCTTATCTGATATATTATACTTTTCTTTGATAAGATATAAAGCAGATGCGTAAGAGGCAATACGTGTACTGCCTCCTGGTGCTTTTGCAATTAACTTCTTAATGTTGAATACTATTCTGTGAAAGGGATTGTACGCAGACTTCTCTTCTGTAGTTTCTGGTTTACGCAACTTCTTACCCTTATCATCGATAAGGCCAAGTTTGAATGCATTAGTTTTCTCAAACGGTGTTACCAACAGCTTAAGAAATCTAAATGTATAAACTAGGTCGCCTGCGCGGGATATAACACCCATTAGATTTTCCTCAATACTTCTACTACATTTGGATCCATTGGTACGTCAACATATTGATCATTTGTAATGTATCTTAGAAATACAAGGAACGGTTTTACAACTGTCCAATGGATATCGTTCAATTTCAGCTCTAATATTCTATTAGCAGCTTCCATACCAAACACATTATAAACTACAATAAAATGGTTTAACAAAAGTCTTTCAGAAAGATTACCAGATTCAATGTATTTGTTTATTAGTCTTTTTATATACTTGAATCTGTTAAGATCTTCCATGAACTCTTCCGCATCAACACAGATCGGATTGTAATAGTTCTTGGCAGCATACAGCAACAGATTCTCTTCAGTCAATTCGTCAAACAAAAGAGTATCTCACTTATGAATTAATAATTTCCCTCATTTGTTCAACAAGAGTAGCTTTACTTAATCTACGATCTAATTCAACACCATGCTCACGACCTAGTTCTTCTAGCTGAACTTTTGTCATGGCTTCTAGTTCATCAAAGCCACCATCTTCAACCAGAGGTTCTGGTGCTGGAGGTGGTGGAGTTGGTTCAGGAGCAGAAACTCCCATGTACGCATCAATATCAGATTGTGATAGTCGTCCTGCTTTTAACAGTTCTCCAGATCGTGGATCCTTCCAGCCTACGCTGGTTGGGATCGCATTCTTAGCCCAACTTGGTGGTTTTATAGCCATAATTTATTTTGCCTCTTTAGGTGGATTGATAATAGTCTTATCGCCTTTCATGTTATCATTGGGGCGAGCCTTCGCTTTTGGTCCAGCGGCTCCAGCTTTCTTTACATCATCGCCAGAAGCTTCTGGATTGTCTTTTACTTCTTTAGGTGTATTTAGCATGTCCATAGCACCCTTAGAAGACTTAGATTTATCATACATACCTTCTGGTTTTGTTGCACCAGCAGTATGAGACTTATGAGATTTTTCTAAGATACGTGCGTATACTGTACCTTCCATAGTAGCCTTCGCTTTCTCTTGTTTTGGATTTGCAACAGCAACTTCTTTATCGTTACCCTCTTTGTTTTTTGGATTTAGAGGACAGTCAGGTTCATGATTCTCCATTGATCCGTCACACTTAGGACAAGGTTTAGTTTCATCCATTTCTTCAGTGGTAGAATTATATAGACCCTTTTTCATCTTCTCTTTAGATGACATCTCATTAGTTGAAGAGTTAACTGCTTGTGCAGTATCTTTCTTCATAGTAACAGGATGTTTCTTACCATTCATTGTAAAATGACTTTTACCAGCTTTGTGTGCAGCAGCAGCTTTTGCCATGAACATATCACGTTCATCTACTGGTACATCTTCTGGTATTTGAAAAGGTGCTTTAGGAAGTGTAACAGCTTTCTTACCCTTTTCTGAGCTTTGTGCACTCTTTGCAAGTTTCTTTTGCAAAGCTGCTTTTTGATTTTCTTGGACCTGCATCCACGCTTGCCCAATATTTTTTATGTCTTGTGTTTTCATTTTAGTTTCCTTTACATCCACATTTGGGCTGCGATAGATCCGGCTGCAGCGACAACTGCTACCCAGAATAGTTTGTTAATAGTATTCACTGTTCGTGCATTATCTTGTACGGTTTCTTCAATCTTATCTAGCTTCTCAGAGAACTTATTCATTCGTTCCCAAGAATTTTGGCGGTACTCGTTATAAGCGTCCATCTTCTCTTCAAATCGAGCCATAGACACCAGAACTTCTTGCATTTGATCCAATTTTTCCTCGATTCTATCGAGACGTTGATTTGTAGACATTTTTAAACTCGGTTCCTGTTGAAGTGATTGTGCCAACATTTGGGTGTCTCGTTCGGTTAACTCTATTTATAACATTACCATTTTACTTTGTTTGCCCAGTAAGCCGCTGACGTCTTACCTTTAGCAATGTTCTTAGCATGACGAGCTTTGAAGCTAGAACGCTTCTTCTTCATACGATCTGATTCACCTTTCTTAGGATCACCAGCTGTGCTCGCTCCTTGTTCTCCGAAGCGTATTGTTTTTACTTTGTCACCATCTTTAACAACTACGATGTGACTTTTCTTTGGATGGTTTGGTGTGCGTTTTGGTTTACTAAAACCAGATACACCAGCTCTTTTCAAAGCTGGATGTTTCTCTTCACAAAAGGTTTTAAATCTTATCATTTGCCCATCTTCTGTCTAAATGATTGTAAATCTTTTTCAGCTTCTTTACGTCTTGCAGTTGCTGCTGCAGCATCCTTCTCACGATCAGCCATTGTTCTTCCGCTAGCTTTGTTCATAATTTTTAACAGACGATCTCTTGCTTTGCCTTCGTTAACATCTTCTGCTGTTGGCTTGACTTTAGAACGACCAGTCATCTTGTTAACATACATATCAGATCCTCGAGATCTTTTATGTAGCTTTTGCATTGCATCCATACCAGCTTTTGCTTTCTTAGGAGATGCAGGCTGATCTAATGCTGTCTTTACAGTGTTACGATGCTTTTCAATGTCTTTTCTAGCCGCTTTAGCATAGTTGGACATTTTACCTACTGAAATCTCATCAACCTTTGCTTCTGCTGTCTTCTTAGCAACTGATGTAGCGATAGCCATCTTCTTATCCATTGGCATATCTGGATCATCTTTCTTGATAGCTTTAGCAACATCATTACGTTTCTTTAACTCTGCAGGCGTTAAAGTTTTTTCTTCCATATTCTCTGCTTCAAGATAATCACGTACAGATCTAATATAGTCAGTGGCTTTAGTTACTTTTGATTGAACCCACTCAGGTAGATTGTCGTCATCTTTAACCATAGACATTAGTTTTTCATTTGCTGAACAAATTTGTTTCAATTGAGATTTCATCATAGATCCTTCGTTATCATATTCATTTGGATCTTTGGCTTCTTTTCTCATC